CACGTGTAGCTGGTAAGAACGAAATACACAGGCGTTTACAGGTAGATGAGTTTACAGATAAACCTCGTCTTGTATTTATGAGTAACTGTACAAATACCATTGCGCAGATACCAAGCATTCCACTGGACAAGAAGAATCCAGAAGATGTAGATACTCATGCAGAAGATCACTTGTATGACGCTTTACGCTACGGTATTATGACACGTCCACGCAGTAGCATCTGGGACTATAATCCCGCAAAACAACGCTCTGGCTTTCAGGCGGCAGATCCCAGCTTCGGCTATTAAGGAAGATAGAACATGGCAGAGAATAATGAACTTTCGTTTGAGACGGATGATGTAACAGCAGCAGAAGATACTAAAGATAGTATTTTTGAAGAGGCATCTAGTGTAGTAGGCTTTGTTAAACAGCGATATACACGTTCAGAAGACTCTCGATACTCAGATGAACAGCGTTGGCTTCGTGCATACCGCAACTATCGTGGTCTCTATAGTTCTGAAGTACAGTTTACAGACACGGAAAAGTCTCGTGTATTTATTAAGGTCACTAAAACAAAAACCTTAGCTGCATACGGATCTATTACAGATGTATTGTTTGGTAACAACAAATTCCCTATGTCGGTTGACCCCTCTATACTACCAGATGGCGTAGCTGAATCTGTACACATAAACATGGACCCTAACGCAGCTGCTGCTGGTGAAGCATTAAACTCTGTTACTCAAAGCCCTGCTCCTAAGCCTTACTTAATTGGTCCTGATACTAAACTTCAGCCAGGTGATACTCTTGCAGACTTAGCTCGTAGGTTAGGTCCGTTACAGGAAAAACTAGCTAATGTAAGTGAAAAGATAGTCGAGGGTGACGGTACTACTCCTACCACAGTAACATTTCATCCTGCTATGATTGCAGCTAAGAAAATGGAAAAGAAGATCCACGATCAGTTAGAGGAATCGGGTGCTTCTATTCACTTACGTTCTATGGCATTTGAGATGGCTTTACTTGGCACAGGTGTCATGAAAGGTCCATTTGCTGTAGATAAAGAATACCCTAACTGGAACGAAGACGGTGATTATGAGCCTATTGTTAAGACTGTTCCAGAAACACAACACGTTTCCTGCTGGAACTTCTACCCAGATCCAGAAGCAGCTTCTATGGATGAAGCAGAATACATAATTGAACGACATAAAATGTCACGCACTCAATTACGTGCGCTCAAGAGCCGTCCTTACTTTATGAAGGATGCTTTAGATATGGCTATCGCCAAAGGCCCAGATTACATTCAGAAACACTGGGAAATGGCTATGGAAGATGACGATACGCAGCCCGACTCAGAGCGTTGGGAAGTATTGGAGTTCTGGGGTTTCGTAGATACAGGCATTCTTGAAGAGCATGGTGTTAATATACCACGGGAGTATAAAGACCTTGATGAACTGAACTGTAATATCTGGGTTTGTAACGGCGAGGTTCTGCGATTTGTATTGAATCCGTTTAAGCCTGCACGTATTCCTTACTATGCTGTACCTTATGAGCACAACCCTTACTCCTTCTTTGGCGTAGGCATTGCTGAGAACATGGACGATACACAGACGTTGATGAATGGCTTTATGCGTATGGCTATTGACAACGCTGCACTATCTGGTAATCTTATCATTGAAGTAGATGAGACTAACCTTGTACCAGGTCAAGATATGTCAGTGTATCCGGGCAAGGTGTTCCGGCGTCAGGGCGGTGCTCCAGGGCAAGGAATCTTCGGCACTAAGTTCCCTAACGTAGCACAAGAGAACATGCAACTCTTTGATAAGGCACGGGTACTAGCAGATGAAAGTACTGGATTCCCTAGTTTCGCTCACGGACAAACCGGAGTATCTGGCGTTGGGCGTACAGCTTCTGGTATTTCTATGCTTATGTCTGCTGCTAACGGTTCTATTCGGGCGGTAGTAAAGAACGTAGACGATTACCTTATTCGCCCCATGGGTAAGGCATTCTTTGCTTTCAACATGCAGTTTGACTTTGATCCATCTATCCGTGGAGATCTAGAGGTCCGTGCATCTGGTACAGAGAGCCTTATGGCTAACGAGGTACGCTCACAGCGTTTGATGCAGTTCTTGCAGGTTGCACAGAACCCAGTCCTAGCTCCCTTCGCTAAGATGGACTACATCATTCGTGAGATTGCTAAGTCTATGGATCTTGACCCAGACAAAGTGACTAACTCTATGCAGGATGCTGCTATACAGTCTGAGATCTTAAAAGGCTTTCAGGCTCCACCTCCTGCCCCTACAGGCCCAGAAGGCGTTCCCATGCCCCAAGGTAGCCCAGCGCCAGAAGGACAGGCTCCACAGGGCGTACAGGACACCACAGGAAGTGGCGGTGGACAGATGGGCGTAGGAACAGCACCAACACCGGGTGAGCAAGGGTTTAGCGGTAATGTCGCTTAAGAAGCTAGTTAACGATAAACAGATATGGGATGCGTTCATTGAGGAGCTTGATGGGTGCATCTCTTCCACGCATAGAAGTATGGAAAACATCTCTGATACTGCAGAGCTATACCGACATCAGGGTGCTATCAAAGCGCTGAGACAACTAAAGTACTTGAGGGACAAAGTAAATGGATGAACAAATGGAAACGGCCTTCGGTGATGAAGGTGAACGTGTAGACCCTGTGTCAGGCAATGAAGTACCTACAGGCTCTATGCCAGAAGAAGTACGTGATGACATCCCTGCTCAACTGAGTGAAGGTGAGTATGTCGTACCTGCTGATGTGGTACGCTTCTTTGGCGTTAAGTTCTTTGAGGACATCCGTAATGAAGCCAAGCGAGGCTTTGCTGATATGGAAGCTAATGGACGCATCGGTGGTGAGCCTGTCGGCGAGACTGGCATGGAGATGGGTGGTGATGAATTACCTTTTGACGTGTCTGAGTTACAGATGGTTGAAGACTCTCCAGAAGAGCAACCTATGATGAACCAAGGTGGTTTTATCTCTGGTTATGCTGAAGGCGGTGAAGCCGCTCTACCGTACCACGTTGCCACAGGATCTGATAGCAGCGGCTTTGAGATTCGTACCTTTATTGGAGCAGATGGAACAAAGTATTATATTCAGTTTATGAATGGTAAACCTTTAACACCTATTCCTGATGGGGCTACTCAAGAAGCTACTGCGGCTGAACAGGTATCTACTCAAGTAGAAACAGCAGCAGCAACAGGCACTGCTACATCTAATAACTCTAATGACAATGATAGTACACCACCACCTCCTCCAGCAGAAGCTATTGACTGGTCTGACCCTACTGTCGCTACACCTGAAAAGTTTCTATCAACTTACGAAGAACTTGAGGGTATGGGTACAGGCCTATCCTATGGTGCAGCTCTTATGTTAGGTCCGTTAGCAGGACTTGGTGTAAAAGGTCTAATGAAACTACAGAAAAACTCTATGCTTAAAGGCCTTGATAGTCAGATTGAATCTCTTACAAATACTGGCAATACTTCCCAAGCTAAAAAGCTAGAAGAAATTCGCAACGTTATGCAAGGTAAGAACGCAGACGGCTCTGCTAAACTTAGAGAAGCACCTACTGGTATTGAAGTACTTACGGGTAGTGAGACATACAAAGGTAATAGTATTACAGAGTCCCTTGCCAATATCCTAACAAAAGGAGATGGTAAATCTTACAGAAACGGTGTTCTTGTAGACGATGCAACAGGCGAAGTTCTTGAGCCTGGCTTTGCAAACAGCACGAGTAATGACCCTGTTAGCACTCCTACATCGCAACCTACTGAGCAGCCTCCACAAAATAATGGGGGTGGGAATAACGCACATGAATCCATGATGAGAGATAGACGGGCTGCCGCTGAAGCAAAAACAGCTGCTGCTAAAGAGACCACAAGTGGTATAACAACAGGTACAAGTACTTCTACTGCATCAGATGATACAACAGCAGGTGGTGCTTCTTTAGACACTGCCTATGGTATATCAGGACTAAATAAAGGCGGCTTGATGAAAAAGAAGAAGTAACTACTAAGACTACCAAATAACTATAAGGCTACCCAGCAATAATGCTGGCCCCAACATAAGGAAAGAAAATGGCAGAAGCAATTCAGACGGACTCAGCGTCCCATAATCGTAACATATCTCGTGTACAACGTGATGAAGAGGAACTAAAAGCTCTGTTTAAACAAGCAGGGATTCAGACAGATGAAACAGAAGAAGAAACTGCTGAAGAGGAATCCCGTAGCGAAGAGCCTGTCGAGCGCACAGTTCAGGCAGAGAGTGTTACCGAACAAGAAGAAGAACCACAAGCTGAAGCACAAGATGAAGATCTGAGTGCAGAAGAGAAGAACTTCAAGAAGCGTTACGGTGATCTACGGCGACACACTCAAGAGAAAGAGAAAGAGTTTCAATCACAGCTTGATAAGCTTAAGTCACAACTAGATGCAGCTACAAAGAATGAACTTGTACTACCTAAGTCAGAAGACGAAGTAGAAGCATGGGCTAAGAAGTACCCAGACGTTGCAGGTATCGTAGAGGCTATTGCTGATAAGAAAGCTAATGAACGTTCTGCTGATTTAGACGGGCGTCTTAAAGAGATTGAAGAGTTACGTGCATCTGCTAAACGAGATAAGGCTGAAGCTGAGTTACTCTCTATGCACCCTGACTTTCAAGAGATTCGTGCTGATGATGCGTTTCATACATGGGCAGAAAAGCAGCCTAAAGTTGTACAGGATGCACTATACGAGAACAGTGAAGACGCTAAGTCTGTTGCACGTGTTATTGATCTCTACAAGTCAGATAAAGGTATCAAGACTAAGAGTAGCTCTAGCTCAGACAAAGCAGCTGCATCCTCAGTTAAAGCTAAAGGTCGTACTGCATTGGATGCAGATGACTCCTCAAGGTATCTCAGTGAATCACAAGTAGCTAAGATGAGCCTTAAAGAATACGAGAAGCGCAATGATGAGATCTTTGAAGCTCAGCGCTCTGGTAAATTTATTTATGATATGTCTAAGAAATAACTTGACACTTATTCAATCATAGATAAAACTATAGGCATGTACAGTGTCAGGCATAAACTGCCTGTACATGCTTTTCACTAAGCACTAAAGCCACATCAAAGAACTACCTCAGATTATAGGCCCAGCGCTCAACGGACGGCCATCCTTAGAGCATAGCTGACTACCCTACTAAGACGAGCCTCTTTAGTGGATATGTAGTGTATATCTCTCACGCCATATCTATAAGGAGAATTATTATGGCTATCGGAACCGCTGGTGGTGGATTTAACGGGAACTTCTCCCCGATTATCTACTCTAAACAGGCACAAATCGCTCTGCGTAAAAGTGCTGTAACTAACGCAATCACCAACAACTCTTACTTTGGTGAGATTGCAAACCAAGGCGACACAGTTCGCATCCAAAAAGAGCCAGACGTAACCGTCAACGCTCTGCAGCGTCACACAGGTATCTCAGTAGAGAAACTTGATGACACAGACTTCTCTTTGACTATTGATAAAGCTAACTACTTTGCTTTCAAAATGGATGACATTGAAGAGCAGTTCTCTCACGTAGACTTCACCTCATTGGCAGCCAACCGTGCAGCCTACAAAATGGCAGACGCCATGGATGAAGAATGCTTGGGTTACTTGTCTGGTTACGCTGGTGGTGCAGGCTCTTGGGCCGTCAACACAACAGCTTCTGGCGATAAAGCCAATACTGGTGCTGGTACTGACGAACTGTTGGCAACCAACAAACTGGACGCAACTGACTTCGGTAACTTGACCATCTCTGGTTCAGCTACTGCAGGTGACTCCATCCCACTCGCTCCACGCCTCCCAGGTGCAACAGCATTGTCTGCGACAACTGTTTCTCCTTTGACTGTGGTTGCACGTATGGCTCGTAAGCTTGACGTACAAAACGTTGACGCACGTGGTCGCTGGATGGTTGTCGATCCAATCTTTGTTGAGATGCTGAAAGACGAAGACTCTCGTGTACTTAACGCAGACTTCGGTGGCTCAGGCTTGATGAACGGTTTGGTTCTCAACAACCTGCACGGCTTCCGTATCTACGTATCCAACAACCTGCCTTACTTGGGCTCAGGTGCTGGTACTAACGGTACAACTGCACAGTCTACTAACTACGGTGTAGTTGTTGCTGGTCAGGACGAGGCTGTTGCTTCTGCTGAGCAAATCAACAAAGTAGAGAACTACCGTGACCCAGACAGCTTTGCTGACATCGTTCGTGGTATGCACCTCTATGGTCGCAAGATCCTGCGTCCAGAGGCTCTTATTGTTGCTAACTACAACGCTGCCTAATAGGCATAACACTGGGGCTGGCTACATGCTGGCCCCTTTGTGCTTTTTTCACATATAAAGGGACATCACAAGATGGCTATCACAACTGCAATGTGCAACAGCTTCAAGCAAGAGCTTCTTGGGGGTGTTCATGATCTGGATACAGATGTACTAAAATTAGCTCTTATTAAGACTTCAATGGCAGGTACTTACGGTGCTGCTACAACTAACTACTCTGATGTTACGGGTAATACAGACGAAGCTGTAGGTACAAACTACACGGCTGGTGGTCAGGCTCTAGACGGTGCTACTATTACTCTTGACGGCAGTACAGCTATTGTTGACTTTACTGATGAAGTATTTGGTAACGTAACTATTTCCACAGCTGGTTGTATTATCTACAACTCAACGCAGGGCAATAAAGCGGTAGCAGTTATTGACTTTGGTGGCACGGTTAGTGCTACAGCTGGTGACTTGACTATTGAGTTTCCTGCTGCTGCAGCTGCTACAGCTGTAATTCGTATCGCCTAAACACCACAAGGATACCTATCCATGACGATTAAGTTTGCTAACCGTGTAAAGGTTACATCTGCTACTACGGGTACTGGCACAATTACGCTTGGCTCTGCAGTAGAGAGTTTCCAGACTTTCTCTGATGGTGGTATCCTTGATGGCAACTCCGTTAGATACACTATTGTAGATACTAATGACTGGGAAGTAGGCACAGGTGTATATACACACAGTGGCACTACAATGTCTCGCTCGTTAGAGGAAAGCTCAACAGGTTCCTTACTCAATCTATCGGGTCAACAAGAAGTTTTTATTACTACTTCTGCTACTGATATTGAGAACCTTGGTAGTAGATCTATTGATTACTTCTACTTCACAGCTACAGCTGGTCAGACAGTATTTACTGGTAATGATGATAACAGCAATCAGTTAGCCTTCTTTGAAGATAACATTATTGTCTTCATGAATGGTATTGTTCTTGAGGGCAACAGCCAAGACTACTCTGTATCAGGTGGTAACACAGTAACGCTTACTGCAGGTGCTGCACTCAGTGACGAGATTAACATTGTAGCATTTAAGGCTTTTACTCTAGCTGACACAGTATCTAAAGTTACTGGTGGGCAGTTTGACGCTAACGTAGACTTTGCTGCAGGTATTGATGTTACTGGCAATATTACAGTTACTGGTACTGTAGATGGCAGAGATGTAGCTACAGATGGTACTAAACTAGATGGTGTAGAAGCAGGCGCTACAGCTGACCAGACAGATGCTGAGATTAAAACAGCCTACGAGAATAACGCTAACACTAATGCTTTCACTGATGCTGAGCAGACAAAACTTTCTGGTATTGAGACAGGTGCTGAAGTAAATACTGTTGACAGTGTAAACACACAGACAGGTGCTGTAGTACTTGATGCTGACGATATTAGTGATACATCTACTACTAACAAGTTCACAACTGCTGGAGATATATCTAAACTTGCAGGTATTGAGGCCGGAGCTACAGCCGATCAAACAGCCGCCGAAATCCGCGCACTTGTAGAAAGCGCGACTGACAGCAACGTATTTACAGATGCCGATCACACAAAGCTCAATGGCATTGAGAGCGGGGCGACAGCTGACCAAACCAAAGCTGATATTGATGCTCTTAACGTAGATGCAGATACACTAGACGGGCAGCACGGTAGTTATTACACAGGCTATGCAGATACCGCAGTAGCTAACCTTGTAGATTCTGCTCCTGGCACACTAGACACATTAAACGAAC